ACGTTTTTAGCCACGGCGACGTTCTGGAATACGAGCTGCCTTACCGTGTAATGCACGTAATTACACATGATATTTTTTTATAACTTAAAGGTTATTTAAACGTATATATACCAATATTAGTCTGTACTTTATATATTTTATACTATTACTATATTAATTAAAAATTACTATTTTTTTGCTACCATTTTGCTACCATTTTTATCAATAAATCCTAGATAAAATAATCGTTACTTCCCTCATAAATATTATATCAAAAAAGACACCTTGCCTCTACTTATATAATAGTAGAAACAAGGTGTCTTAATTTTATATTTTATTCAAATTTTCCCCAAGTACTTGTACGCTTACCCCCAGAACTTTCACCAGTTGGCAAGTACCCATATTGTCCGTTACCTCTTGGTTGTCTAATCCACACATATCCACCAGAGTGGCAGAATGCATCATACTTAACGACTGAACCCTTTGGCAGAACACCAATTTTAGCAGACTTGGTTGTAGCACCCCAACGTAAAACTATCCCTTCGTTGACAGTGATGGTAAATTTTCCATCTTCCTTGTACCATTTTACTCCCAGATCATCAGTCCAGGAATCGTACTTAACGCTATTTTGGCTAGGTGCCGGAGCTGGCTTAGGTATTTCAGTTTGTGGTTTTGTTCCAGGTTTAGCAAACTTATCCCAAGCACTTGCATCCAGATACCAGATAGATCTATCCATGTCACCACCAGTGTATTGCCAACCAGCAATTGAACTAAAAGCACCACTAGACACGTTCATATTTGGCACTGTCCAAGAGTTCCAATTCATGGATGCATACTTGGCAACCCAAACTGCACAATCTTTTGCACAGTTAGCAACTTGATTTAATGCAGATTCTTGTACATAAATCACACACCAAACACCAGTTAAACGGTGTACTTCATCTACGAATTGACGAACCCAGTTAGTATTTCCCCATGCTGAATTTTGGTAACCTTCCCAGTCAATCACTAACATACCTTGACCTACATAGTTCTTGATGTTGTTAATAAAATATTGTGCTTCTGCTACTGGATTACCACCACCAGCATAGTGATACAAGCCACGTTTCTTACCTAATTGTCCCGCCAAGTCCCATTGGTGATTACACTTAGGATTAACGTATCCTGTGCCTTGAGTAGCTTTAACGATAACTCCTTGAACATGTGGGTCACGAATGATATAGTCTTCAGAACCTGAATAAACGTCTACTGTGTACATAACCATGTTATTTCCCCTCCTTATGTCGTCCTTTATACTTCCCTGTAAATTTATCAAAATCAGCGGGATTATAATCATCTTGAGCTTTGGCCAAGTATCTTTTAGCCACACTATCAACGATACGACGTATCCATGCCACATTTATATGCATATCTTGTAAATTCTCAAGAATAGAAACTAAATACTGATAGCCCCAAGCAATTGTTATAAGTTGTGCAAAGTAGTTTAAATTTATTGAAATAAAAAAAGGATAGATTGATAGTACCAAGTACACTGTCAAAATGTGCTTGGCAATACCATACCATCCTTTTGTGCTATTAGTCATATCTGGTGTATGTTTTGCTTTTTGACCTTTAATGATACCGGTCAAAATATCTGTTAGTACTAGCCATACAAAAGCAACAATAATTGGATTATCAATCATCTCTATTGTATGGCTATATAGTTGTTCATGAAATAAAATCTCTATCATCTCCTTTAATGTGTAAAATTATGCCATTATCGACGCTATCTCCGCCCAGGAATATCCTATTTAGTAAGATTCGCCGACTACTACATCGGCGATTAACATCCGATGATCAGTGGAAACCCAGTTATCATCAGTGATTGGATTAACTTGTGCGCTCTTAACGACGATGTTGTTAGAAGTGATGATATTGTCGATTGAAGTATCGCCGTAGATGTAGGTGCCAAACGTACCAATATATGTGCCATTAACTACACGATACTTGCCAGCGAAGTCTTTCCACATTGGATCATCTGCAGGAGTGTTGAAGTCGCCGAAGACAATAAAAGAAGGATCATCCGCAAGCATTTTCAAAAGGTTTGCCTTCTGTTCGTTGCGTCGCTGACTGCTATTATCCGAGCCACTAGGCGTAAAATGCACAACGTACAATGACAGATTCTGTCCATTATTCAATCGCATTGTGCCTTTAATATATCCACGTACGCCCGAAGTATCCCAGCCTTGCGTCCCGTTCAGATTCCCGATTTCGTAGTCGATTAATCGGCCATCTTTAAGCGCCAGCGCTTCATTATTGATCCCAGTCTTTAGGACGCTAAAGTTGTTCATCAAACGTTCACGCATTGAGACTGTTTTAGCCTGGTCCAGATAAGTACTGAATTCCTGCATTGCTAAAATATCAATACCGCTAGTGTATTTCAGCCAATTCTGAGAAAGCTGGTCAAGGGTCATGTTTTCATGCTGATTGCTTGAGAATCCCGCTTGTACGCCCATTCCAAAACCACCAACGTTATTGGTTGCGATTCGCAACGAAATCCCGGATTTGCCAAGACTAAGATAGCCGGAGTTGAGTTCAGTTACCGTAATATTGGCTGCATAGCCATCGCTATCACTGCTAAACTCATCGTCGGTGGTCTTCTTGAGGTAAAGGCGAATAAAACCGTCAAAGCCTTCAACGGTCATTTTGTCGCTACGATAGTCATAGGCGGTGATGTAGTTCATATCTAGGTCATATAGCATCACGCCTACAATGTATCCTGCTGCGGGTTTGCTGATGTCATATGCCGTGTTTGAGTTAACTCTGATTGGGTCACTTCGCATCCTACTTGAATCTAGTTTCTCACTTCCGTCGCTGTCAAAACCACCTACGTGCCAGACTAGCGATGCTAGCTGTCGCGGAATGTAGTCGTTGGCCACTTTAGTGATTTGAGGAGCAACATCGCTAAAATCGAACATCGGAATATCTGCTCCGGTAGTATCCGTTTTTTTGACAAGAAAGCGAATATATCGAATTGCGTAGCCTGTATACATTCGTTTGCTTCCTGTAAAGTAATTCACCAAATTGTTCGGCAAATAATTCTTATTTCGGTCATAACAAAGCACCTCAGTGTTATACAACGAATCAATTCGATAGTCAGAATTGTAGTCTAGCTTAATGTAGTCACTAACGACTCGCACAGAGTTTTGAGTCGATACACCATTCGAAGTCGAACCATAGGTAAACGCATCGTTAGTAAATTTATCGCCCTCGTATAGTCGTGCTTTAACTGCCGGCAGGTCATCTTGTGTCATCTTCGCCCCGTTAGCATTAACGCAGACGATGACATAAGCAGCATTTTTGTCTGCGATAAAAGTATATGGATTAGATGATGTGTAATGTTGAGTAGAGTACAAAAAGCGTTTGTTTCCATCATACACGTTAAGCATAAAGCGATAACCACTAGCAGTAGATACACTGTAGTAGTGGAGCGGTTTAATAGCCGTAAATGCAGAAGCTAGCCAGTAATCTCCTTTTTCCCACGTTCCATCAGCTTTTAATTCTGAATTGGTCCAATCAGACTTCTTGAGTGATAGCAGGTTTTGCAATCCGTGGCCTTCTAATGCGCTATTTAACTCAGCCTCTACCTTTCTAATGTCATCGATTGGAGCTGGTGTTTGATAAGCTCCAGCATCTTTCCAAGTTCCGTTTATCCAATACCATTGATGTCCTGTATCAACTGCGACAAAAATACCAGCTTTGCCATTCGGATATGCCTGTTTAATTGCATCAGCATTTTCAAAAGCTTCAGGATATAATTTCATTTGAGACAATTTATTTTCAAGTGCATATTTATCAGCTTTTGTTGAAATTACTATATCTTGTTGCTGATTTTTTAGATCCAATCTTAAATAATTTTCATTAGCATTTACAACTGTTTCAGCTGAATCGATTTTAATGTCTTGATTATTGAGCCTATCGTTTAAATTACTAAATCTACTACGTGCTGTAGTAACTTCATTGTTTACTTCATTAGCTTTAGCAATAGAATCATTTGCTACTTGCTTAGCTTGTTCAGCAGTTTCTTTAACATTACTAAAATTATCAACTGCTTTAACTTGATTAATTAATTCATCAATTAAATTTTGAGCTTTATCCTTATATTTATTGTGAATTTCTTCCAATTTACTGTCATATCCAATTTGATCTACATCAGCATTAAATTTAGCTATACCATTTTCTAAAACCGTTAAACTGATATTAATTGTTGATTGGATATAATTACTATTAACATTTTCAATAACAAACATTGTTTTAGTTGAGTCAAAAGTACCAGCCTTTTTAAATACATTTGGTGGAAAAGTAAAAGTAACATCACCATTTCCAACATTATCTCCGATTTCAATTTTATCGATCATGCCATCAATGTTAATATATCCCATATTTTCATCTGCAGAAATAAAATACATTTTATATCCTGTCATATTAAATGGTTTGTCATCATACTGAATATGAAATGATATTTTTGCTAAATCATCATTAACTCTTGGATTTAATACATTTGATAAATCGAATACTGTAGTTTTAGGTTTAGCTAAATCTAAAATAGTTCTTGTCATTTAATTGCACCTTCCTAATTACTTTCTGGATTATTAAACTGGGCCGAACTCCAACCATTCCATACAGTTGTAGGACTACCAGTTTTACTTCTAACAAATAATCTAAAACCACCAAAATTAATGAACATTTGATAAACCGTTGCTCCATAAGCAAAAACTAACAGAGTCCCCCAATAGTCATTACCGTTTCCGTTATTGGTTCCAGGGACATGTAAACCAGCTTGAGCCTTATGCACCCAAACAGAGTAATACCCAGTTTTATCAACTGAATTCCAATTTGTATCATCATTTATGTCACCTTTATATTGAAATACATTATTAGGATTTAATAAATCAGATCTATTTGCTTTGTCGCTAAATTGCACTCCATCAACACTTAAACCATTAGATACATTTAGACCGTTCATCATGGATACTAACTTGTCAAAGCTATTACTTCCTGTAAAACTGTTAGAACCATTTCTAGTAGCTTTATCACTAAACTGTACTCCGTCAACGGTCAATCCGTTAGATACATTCAACCCACCTAACATAGATGTTAGTTTGTTAAAACTATTGCTACCTGTAAAACTGTTAGCACCGTTTTTAGTTGCACTCATTCCGTCATTAATAGTTTGAGTGTTAATATCTAACGCTTGTGCCATTGTATTGTATGAATTTTCCAAACCTTTAGATAATGCATTAATTGAAGACAATCTATCATTTACTTCATTTTCAATTGAATTGAGTTTATCTAAAATTTCTTTGCGTTTAGATTCTATTTCACTGTCATAATTATCAGAATTAATTGTTAATGATAAATTGCCTTCATTTTCAAAATACATTGTATTAGTTGATACTGCGGTTCCTTGATTGTTTGAAATAACTAAATACAGTAACACTGTTCCCATTGTTGTAAATGTTTGTCTTGGAAATGACACTTCAACTATTCCAACTTGTGGACGTATGATATTAAAACAATCACTAGCCACAACAGTTTTTCCATCCGGCTTTTGAGCATGAATTGAAATTGTAAAATTAGTTAAATTCTTAGGAGTGTCATTTTCGTAAAATTGGAATTTTTTTAAAGGCATTGAATCGTTTTGCCTGCTATTGAAGAATGCACTCAAATTTAAATACGTTTGTCTATATGGTTTATCAATGTCAATTCTAATAATTCCATCTGCTTCAATTAATTCAGCAGTTTTGTATCCGTCTGGTAAGATGCTTTCTATTGCCATTAATTTCCACCTCCATAAGTATTTTTAAACAAATTAAAAGCAGTTAAAATTTCATCTAACCGCTTGTATAATTCGTTATATTTATCTTTATTTATATCTAAATCTAAATCAAAATCAATTGAAAAATCATAAGGTATTGGATGACCTTTTTCATCAAGTTCTTGGCTTCTATAACTACTATGATTTAACTTGCTTTCTAAATAGCTCGATTTCTGCTGAAATATCTGGAGTAAATCGCACAATTTATTATAAAAACCTCTATTTACTACCGACGGAAAATCTAGATTAACGCTTATCTCATAATCGTTCTTCAAGAACAAATAATTATCTATCCAATTGCAGAACTTATTAAAATTTGCTACATACGTATTAAAATTATCAACCAAAACTGATTTAAAATTTTCTAGATTACCGTCCCACGTCTTCATCACTATCACCTAACTTTCTTTCTATCTCATCTAACCTATCATTAATCTGATCTTGAAAGTCTGTCATGTTCTTTTGATATACACTTAAAAACTCATGTATATCGCCATTCCAACTAAGCACTAAATATCAACTCCTTAAATCTCTCGCTTGACTCTGCATTCATATCTACATTTCCAGTAATACCATTTACGCTACCCTTGCTTGTGTATTGATGTAAGTCATATGGATGTGTAGGTTTTAAACTATTAGCCAATGTTCCATCATTCTGTCCGTAACTTGGTATCCAGATTGCTCCAGGACGTGCCACATTCAAATTGAACTTATCGTACAAATGATTAGCAATATACAGAACTATCTTGTCATCTGGCACACCTAAAGCATTGAGTTGTGACATATAAGCCTCAACTCCCGCTCTCATCTGAGTAACATCTCCACTCATCTCAATGCTCTCAACGTCAATCGCATAAAAAATAGGCTGTTGCTTACCTGCGACAACCTGTTGCGTTCTGTTATAAAAATCTCTTGCTTCTTGTTGAGCGTCTGATGTAGATGTAGCAGCAAAATATGCATACACCGCATACTTTCCACCAGCTGAAATACATTGTTGCAAATTCTCCATGTACTTCAAATCTTGGTGAGCTGAGCCATGTTGAACTCGAATAATACTCAAAGTAACATCATCAGCTATCACGCTAGGCCAATCAATTACACCTTGCCACTCTGAAACATCAATAATCTTACCAATGTGTTGTGGTTTAGGTGTATCTGGAGTTGTTGAAGTATTGTTGTTAAGTTTATCGTCAATGTATTTCTTCAATGTTTCTTCTAATTCTTGCGTATTTCCACCATTTAGCTTTGAAATAGTTTTAGTAACGCTAGTACTAATTTCATTCATTTTTTGAAGGATATTAGTGTTATTTCTAAGAATAGAATAAGGTAAATTATTTAATGTTAGTTGCGTTTGCTGCGTTGGATCAAATGGATACCATGTAAATCCAACTATCATTACCTCTGTAACTAATTTAACTGTCTTTACTTCTAATCTTCTAATTTCCCCTATATCTGGTTTTATATTACTCGATTCGTTAGCAGTACCAGATATTAATGGTTCTAGTTGAAATTTACTTCTAACATATGCCTCCATTGCATTTTTATCATGGAATCTATCATCCGACATATCTGCTGCTGGATGTTCTCCCCATTTTGCAATAGACTCTTTATCTTCAACCATAAAATCATCAAAATACTTTTCTGTATGAGTTTCTTCTTCTATTTCAGTATGAGTAGTAGGACCTGTACCACCGCTTTTAATTAAGTCTAACGGATTTAACCAAGTTCCGTCATTAGTAAAAGATTTTCCAACTGCAACATTGAAATCTTGACGTGTTACCCCAACATGTAAATGGTCTGTATCACGATAACCTATTACATCACCTGTTTTCACAGTATCTCCTACATTAACTGTTATTTTTCCTGCACTTGAAAAAGCTTCCTGATAAACAACATTGTATCCACCACCAGAAATAACAACATAGTTACCCAAACCACCCATGTAAGATTTTATTGTTACTTTCCCACTATGGATAGCGTGAACAGCACTACCAGGATGATCTACTGATCCAAAATCTAAACCGTCATGGAATCCATTAGGTCTAAATCCACCACCTGCATTAACACCGAATAATTGACCTCCCATAAAGTTTCCTTCCCCTACATCTGGGAAAGGCCAACCCCAACTATCACCATTGCTATCTGTCACAGTAATTTCTTTGGTAGTTGTAACCTCGTGTTCGGTTCCTATTGCTCTAATTTTATTAATAATCCCAGTTGAATCAATATTTAATTGAATTTCACTTGTGTTATACAAGTAGTCCAATCTTTTACCTTTGTTCTGATAAAAATCTTTTTTATTATAAATCCTTATATTCCGATTATCTGGATAAAAAATAGCATTTTCCCAAGTGGATAAAATCTTAGATATCATATCCTTACCATTAGTATTACCTAAATCAGTTATCTGTTGCTTATCAAAGTTACCGATAACTTGATATGAAAAACCATTTTTATTTCTATCAAGATAAAATGCTAATACATCGTTAACCGTATATGTTTTTTCGCCACTATTGACTTCATATTTCCAAAAATTAGCCAATTCATTCGATACATGTGTTGCAGTTATTTGTATAGTTGATACTCCTGCAGCATAATCTACTGCAAGTGTCTTGATAACATACTCTTGACCGTCAAAAAATACACTTGCTTCTACCGCAATCACCTTAAATAAGTCTGAACCATCATCATACACTGTAAAAGATAGTTGATTAGTGTCGTTTTCAGCCCACTGAATGTTAAAACTATTCCATAAGATATTATTTAGAATAAAAACCTTATCTTGATTCCGAGGTTTAAATTTAACTATTCTTTCATTCAACTACTTCCACCACCTTTAGAATGTATAAATGAATGGAAATGAAAATGTTATATCCGCTACTTTATCAAGTGTTATTTCGTTCCAACCCTTTTCTAACTTGATATACCCAAAATCAGTTTCCATTGAGTCATAATTATTATTTTTATAAGTATTAATACCATCCAAAACTACCATATCATTAATATTTAATGTCCCTTTGAATGCCCAACTTGTGCCATTAGTTGTATTTCTAACTGTTAATCCACCATTTACAGATTTAATTGTTATTTTTAAATCATGCTTCTGGAAATATGGATCTACTGCAATATCACTAGCATTGAATACTTTAAAACTCGTTTGATTATTAAAATGGTAATTTAAATTAGGCGCATTAGCTAAATTTAATCCATATCCCCAACCATTAGTTTGAGATATTTGGTCTGACTTTAAATAGCTGTATTTCATACCACTAGGATTTTCAAATGATACTGTGAAAGTCGCCCAATTTGATCCTTCTTCATCTGGAGTTATAGCAAATGGTGCTGTTCTAACGTATCTAACTATTTGTTTATCAATATCAGTTCTAATTCTAAATAATTCTTTTTGCATAAAAGTTTGCATTATATCATGCTTAGCTAATAAGTAATCTTGCCATGTTGAAAACCATAATAAAAATGTACAATTTACCGTTGTAGGTTGGTAAGTTGTATAATTCCACGTTTCTCCATCCTGCATAACGTTATTTTGGTATACATTTGCAATGGATGGATTTTCATCTAATTTTAACAAGGTTAAATTAGAAGTAATATCTTTTAAGCTAAATTCTGGACTATTTCCATATTTGATATAAAAATCATTATCCATTAATGCACCTCCTAATAACCTTGATAATCAGCTAGTCTTTGATCTAAGGCTTGTTGTTGATATTGTTTTGTCTTATCAAATCCACTCTCTCGAATAGCTTTGATTTGTTGACTGTTTAACCCCAATAATTGACTAAACATCGCTAATAGCGAATCAAATTTATCATTCAATTCTTTTATATCCCCATTATCACGACTTACTGAATGTCCTGGATCTTGCTTAGTAAATTCAGAAGTTAATTCATGCATAAGTTGCCAAGCTCTAGGACGCTTAACTGGATCAGTTGGAATAATATATTCAGGCTTATTGTTTTCGGCAACTTCGATTAATTGGTTAGTATCAATTCTTCCACCATAAGCCATCATTCTATGTCCAGAAGGCCCCCAACCTCTCTTTACTCCGATTGGTGGGAAATCGTTTCTCCAATTACTATCATTCAAAACTGCCATAATTTGATCTAAGGCAGAATGAATATTAGCATGTCCTGGAACTGCCCAACTTCTCCAAGTACCAAGTTTATATTGGAATAATCCAATTGGTAAACCTGTTCCGTCATGATCATCATAACCACCATTTTGAGCAGGATCTACACCAGATTCAGTTGATGCTTGATAATACAAATGCTCTATATCACGTTCACTAAGTTTTTGATGCATTAATCTAGCAGCGTGTTTAGCTATCTTGGCAAATTCAGATTTAGCCATTCTACCAGCAGGACTATTTCCATCGCCACCAGCTCCAAAATCTTCAAACAATTTCTTTACCCAATCAACTGCTAAACTCGCTAATTTATTAGGAAAGTTAGTAATAATATCGCCAGCTAATCCTTTAGCTGATAAATTACCAATATGTTTCTCAAAAACTTCTTTTAAAAATTCAGCTGGTTTCTTCAAAATGTCTTCTGCTTCATCAACTAAATCAACAGCACTATTCCAGACACCTTTAAAGAACTTACCAATACCATTGGCATATGCTGGAATACCTAACATTGTGGTTAATTTATAAGTGTCTTCACCATTTAAGACACTTGAGCCTTTAGGTAAAGGCACCACCATATTACGTTGTTTAGGGAAAATGCCCACCTTTCCATTAGGCAATCTAAACATTTCACGATAATGTTCACCTACACCGTCATTAACTAAAGCTAAGCCACCTTGATGCGTTCCATTTGAACCTTGTACATCAGCTGTACCTCTAGCATAAGATACTGCTGGAATTGCCCAACTAGCATTTATTTGTGGAGCACCAACTTTATCGAGAACCCAGTTAATACCTTTCTTTAAACCACCTAACATATCATTAAACGGTTTAACCACACCATTTACCAGATCTACAGTTTTATGCTTAACACCTTTAACCGCTGAACCAACAATATCTTTTAATTGCCCGAATTTATCAGTAAAAGTATTTACCATATCACTTAATCTGCCACTAGTTTTATCATTCAACCAATCATACATGTCCTTGAATATATTTTTAGTAAACTTACGAATATTTTTAGCGGTATCATTAATATCACCGCCTAATTTATCCCAATGTCCACTGGTAAAATCTTTCCAAGTATTAGTGTAGGATTGAATAGCATCATAACCTGATTTAAACTGTTTAGGATTCTCTTTAGCCATTTTTTTAGCGACATTAAGCGTTGTATTATTAAGATTATTCCATGATTTTACAATCTTATCTTTACCATTATCAGCATTTTTCTTTAAACTATTCCAGCCATCGCTAAACTTCTTCTTAGTGTCTTTCCACATATTATTGGCAGACTTAGCAACATCTTTATTAAACTTATTCCAACTCTTTTGAGTGTTCTTGATACCTTTGTTAGTTGTATCTTTAATTGATTTCCAACTTTTGCTGAAGAACCCTGTAATGTTCTTCCATACTTTAGATATCTCTTTAGGTAAGTTTTTAAAGAACCTGACTATATTATTAAATGCTTTTTTAGCATCCTTTACTAAACCATTAACAAACTTCTTGAATTTTTTATTGTGTTTGTATAGTTCATAAAATGCAACACCTAAAGCGGTAATTGCTAGAATTGCAATACCAAATGGATTAGATAGAAATACTGCTTTAAATCCTAATGCTAGTTTCTTTGCTACAGACAACATACCGTTGAATGCAACCTTAACAGCTTTCCCTGTAACTGTTGCTGCCTTGCTAAGTCCACTCAAAGCTGCCTTTGCTGCTTTAGTTGAAATCTTAGCAGTCCATTTTAAAGCCTTATCTAGCTTAGTAGCTCTGGCAAATGTGGCTAAACCTTGCAAATCTTTCTTAGCCTTACTGATACCTTTTATTGCTAAATGTATAATTAACGCTCCAGTTAATGCTTTACCAAAAGCTTTAATAATACCAATATGTTCAGCCATTATTTTAACTAAACCAATTACACCACTTGCAATAGTTCCAATCAGCTTACTTATATCCTTTAATCCTTGCTTACCTTCTTTAGAATTAAAAAACTTAGCCATTTCTACCGATGCATCTCTCATTGCTGGTAATAAAGCTTTCCCTAGTTCCATCTTAGCTGCTTCACTAGCTTCTTTAAATTGAGCCATCTGTTTCTTTACAGTTCCTTGGTTCTTTTGCGCTAATTCTTGTACATACCCTTGCCCTTTATAAGACTCCTGAACTTTTTTGTTCAGCTTTTCTAATTCTTCGGCATTATTAGCTAAGATAGATGCTGACGCTTGCCCAGTCGTGCCAAATAAGGTATTAAATAACACACCTTTTTGAGTCTTACTCATATTTTTAGTATGACTATTTAACATTTCAAAAATATCAGATATAGACTTCATCTTGCCTGATTTATCTGTAAAATCTTGAACTGATAATCCAATACCTTGTAATGACTTTTTAGCTTCGTCAGTAGGTTTAATTAAACTATTCAATACTTGTCTTAATCCTGTGCCGGCTTTATCTGCTTCCAAACCATTGTTAGACAAAATACCGATTGCAGATGCTGTTTCTCCTACTTCATAACCAAGTGTTTTAGCTGATGGTCCTACATATTCCATAGCTACACCTAAAGAATTAAAATCAGTAGCAGTCATATCAGCAGCATAAGCCATTTCATTAACGGCTTTTTTAGTATTCTCTGCCATTTTCTTCGTTCCGTCTACTTTCATTCCAAAAGCTTCTAATACAGCTGTAGAATTATGAACAACATCATTAAAATCTTCTCCTGATGCTACGCTAGCTTGTAGCATCATTCTCATTGAACCAAGTGCTTGCGAGGATGAATAACCACGTTTTACTAACTCTTGATAACCATCAGCAATCTTTTGTTGACTAACACCATACTGTACAGACATTTCTTTACCTTCTGCCTGCATTTTAGCAACATTCTTAGTTGCTTCTGCAGCTTTTTCACCACCAGTGGTTAGCAAGTTAAACGTCTTGACATAAGCATTTTGTAAATCACTAGCTTTTTGAGCTCCGTCAACAGCTGCAGCACCAATACCACGAATAATTGGAGTAAAACCAGATAAGAATGTAGATGCTTTTAAGGTAAAATCAACCATTTTATTCTTGCTAGTTTTCAAACCTTGCATTACTTTTTCATTAGCTACTACTATCCTATTAAATCCCTTAGGATTCAACCTATCCATTTCATCTTGAAGTTTCTTAGTTTCTGACTTAGCTTTAGCTATTGCTGTTGCAGTTTCATTTAATCTGATTTGTTGCTTCTTATAAGCATCACTAGCCTTAGTAGTTTTCACAGTAGTTTCATTAGTTTTATCAATTAGTGCATTTAATTCTTCTTTTTGTTTCTTATACTGCTTATTCAAGTTTTCTAACGAATCTTCAAGCCCCTTTTGTTGAGCTTTTTTAGCTTCTAACTCTTTGCCTTCTGCTCTAAGTCTTTCAACATAACTCTTAGATAAAACTTGTGTAGTTCTATAGCTTTTCTGTAAATCAGCTAAACCATTATTATAGTAATTCATTGATGTCTTGGCTTTAGCTTGTTGTGCTTCGTAACTAGCTAATTGACGTGTAGCAGTCTGAATATCTTTCTCTAACTTTAACCAAGTATTAGTTTGATCTTTATTAGTTCTATCAAGTCCTTCTTGCCTATTTTTTAATTCATCAATCTTTTGCTTTTGAAGTTCAATAACATTACTAATACCTTCATATCTTGATTTTAAGGCATTTAAACTATCTCCAGCTGTTCGATATGCCATTTCGTTAGCTTTCCATGAATTAGTTAAAGCTGAAATACCATTCCTAAAGGCTGAAATGCTTTTAGCAGCCTGGACTGTATCTACAGTAATTTTAGTAGCCATTTCATTTTGAACTTTCACTTAAATTTAACCTCCTTTCTTCCAAAATAAAAAAGCCAACTTTTTCAGTTGACTTTTATTAATACTTTAATTCACTTTAATCCATGGTACTTTTTCCATTCATCAGAACCACCACCAAAGAATGAAAAGATGAGATAAATAATAATCCAAATATAAATATGTTTCCACATCCAGTCCCAGAAGAACACTGTGCCAATAATTATAGCTAGTGTTATTGAAATAATTAGTATCCACCAAAAGCGATCATTTATCTTTAACCAATTAAATACTTTCTTCATCTATCTCACCTCCGGGACTTTCTTGCACAAATATTATACCATATTTTTACTTTCCTCGTAAGCGCCTTAACGCTTCTCTTGGCGTAACTGGTCTATCTTCCTTAGCTTTAGCAGACATTACTTCAACTAACGTTTCAAATTCTTCTTCATCGCTAACAGATATTGCTATACCAGATTCCAACATCAATTTCTGTTGTAGATATAGCAAGTCTTGATATTCATTTTGAGTATCAATTAAAGTATCTGCTAAGCGTCTAATTCTTTTTTTGGATCTTTGTCCTTTTTAATTTCTGAATTCATCATCGCTTTAATATCTTCTTCGGATTGACCTTTAATTCGCATAATTACATAGTTAATATAATTACCTAATTCTTCAAAAGTTAAGTTATCTTCAGCAAGATCACATTCTTTATTAGACAAATTTAAAGCTTTTTGTAAGAAATCAAAGGCACTGTCAGCAAACTCAATTTCCATGTTATTCATTTTAATTGCATTGTTAACAAAATCTTCATTGTTGATATCTCTTTCTTTTAGTAATTCAGTTCTATCCTGTTCAATTCCTAGCTTTAACAGTTTATTCATCATCATATCAGCTAATTTGATCTTCTTAACCGTTACTTTAACAAAAACTGGTTTCTTTAATCCAAGTTTTTTTGTATTAATTTTAACCATAATAAATAATCCTCCAACGTTTCACATTTCTCGTCTCTGTTTATCTAATTAATGTAATCCAGAACCACCATCAACTGCTACGCTACCTGTTTTTGTTCCGCCAGGAATCTTAAGACTAGCTACACCGTCAAAGCCACCAAAAACTTCTTTGAACATCGCGTTAATATCAAATCCTGCTTCATCATCAGCCCAAACCTTATAAGGTTGTGTTACTCCTTTATCATCAACAAAAGTTGTATCCTTAATTGGAGCTAATGCTTGATAGGTCAAAGTAGTATCTGCTTCAGTAATGTTATTATTATCAGTACCGTGGTTTTGTGCTGCTTGAGTTAATTCACCATTTGCAAAACCTTCATAAATTCTTGTTCCGTCCATATCTTCAGAACAAATCAATAATGCCACATTAGGCTTAGAACCAGATGTAAGCACGTAACCACCTTTACCATCAGATACATATCCTTTTAGGCGGTTTAATAAATCTTTTTTGATATCTAACATAGTTAATGCAACTTGTGGTTGTTGCTTACCGTGTGTGATACGCTTAGCTTTATTATTTGCCCATTTAATCGTACCATTTTGTTCTAAACCAGTAATATTAGCAGTTGTAGCCCCTTCTCCATCGCCATCAACTACTTCAACTCCTAGTTCACTAACACCTTTTTTAGCATCCTTGATAATATCGCCATCATCGTCAACGATACCAAATGCTGCGTATAAAATACCATGAGTTGTTGCTCCTGCCATTCTATATACCTTCTTTCACTTTTAAAATTTTTGAAAAATAAAAAACCTTAGTCCATTGTTTAGTATCTGGGTCCTTAATTCGATTTCTTGAAGTGTCAATCTCCCAATCATCGCCATTAAATAATTTGGCTAATTCTATTTCATGATTTTGAAAATCATCGCCACTCAATTTATAGAAAATCTGAACTTCAACCCCCACTTGCCAATATTTAATCTTCATATTGGCATAAAGACTAGGTTCATTTAAATATTCAGTAATTAATACTGTATTTTTATTTGTATTTACTTCTACATTACTTGGAATAGAACCAGAGTATAACTCGTCTATCCAAGTGATATCCTTCATTAATTTTTTTGCTATCGTGGTTGGTGTTTCCACTACTTACCACCTCGCATTATTTTGTCATATTCAGCCTTATTAGCTAGTAGAACTTCTTTTTTAGATTCATTGACAGCATTATCTACAAAGTGTGTAGCCGACATTTTAACTGTTCCGTCATTTAAGAATCTAGCAATATAAGCCTTTTTACCAAAACCAACTGTTGAACTACCATCTTCTTGACCGTCAATGTTGGTATTTTGTGACATTACATATTCTTTTAAATGCGTTGTTTTGTAAGATTTTCCCTTATTTTTATCATATTTCAACTTAGAAATAGGAGTTACCCGACGTATATTCTTCTCTAATATGTTAGCACCAGCTTGAGTGATTTTCTTTTTTTGCTCCATATTAGGAACAAGTTTATTCAAACTTTTACTAAAATCTTGTAATAAATTTTCGAAAGGTATATCTGCATTATTAGCCATGCTTACCAGCCCCTTTCTTTTTCCTAATAACAATGTAATCGTAAGCCATATAATTATTAGTATCATCAGGAGAGATAGACACTACTTCATAAGTTTCATTTTTATATTTAGCTAATGTAGCTTCCTGAACTTTATCATTGTGTCTGATTGCCACAGTTAGAGTATCATCAAGCCCTAAACCTGTTAACTGAAACTGTTGAGACATGGTTCGTCTTTGCGGTGCACACCAACATTTAAACAAGCTAACTGGCTTTTCAACTGTATCTCCAGTTAAATCATCAGCTACAAAACTAACAGTCTGGAACTCGATACGATGATTAAATGAAGAATGTAATAACTTCTTAGGCATCGCTATCACCTTCTTCATATAACGCCAATTTCCCACGTAATTGTGAGATTATCGCATTTAAAGTTAGATTAATAGGATAAGTCATTACATCTTGTAAAGCCACTCTGTAATCATAATAAGCACCAGCTAAAGCTAAAATTGCTATTTTTTGAATTGCAATAACATCTTCTTGTTGCCAAAATTCATTATCGCCACCTACTGCAGTTTTAATATAAACTTCAGCAGCATTAATATATGAATTTAGTAATCTATCGTCATCATCACCATCAATTCTAAGAGATAACTTTAGATCATCGAGTAATATTTCCTTATCCATCTAAATCACCTCTAAGCTTTAGGTGTGCCTGCTAAATTAGCTTCTTGATCTTTAATAGTTTTGAATGAACCAGCTACCCAAGCTTCACTATCAGTTGCTACTACGTCAAAACGATCAATTACACGAACCTTAGTTAAATCTTTTTCAAACGCTCCTCCACCAATGTTAGTAGATAATAGAGACATATTTTCACGATCAAACAATGTTACTGCTTGTTTTAGATCACCATAGTATAATGGATGATTTCCAGAATTATCTGGTAACCAACGATCAGCAATTTCAATTACTCGCTTACCTTTAATGATGTATTGATCTGGTTGTTTAGGATCTGGTTGTAATAAGTAACGTCCCATTGCATCCTTAACTTTAGCTAAAGTATTCAAACCAGATGTATTAGTCATCAAGAATGACGTTGTTTTAATTGCAGGATCTACTCCTGTATTAATTAGATCGATAATACCGTCAAAATCTGCAATAGTTGGTTTCTTAGGTGCCTTATTCATTACATCAATAATTGCCTTGTTGCGTGTAACTACTACCTTTTTAGCAATCCATGCAGATAACCAAGCTAAGATATTTTCTGCAGTATCTTTCAATAAAGTATTTGTGACAGTAGTAATACCTGCATAACGTTTAATTGCGAACTTGATTAATGTTAGTTTTGGATCATCATTATCGCCAATTGCTGCAGTTTCATCATCTAGATTAGCTAATGGTGTAACATCAGTCCATTTTTCAAACACACGAGAACCACTTGGCATAGATACAGATTCACGATTTACGTATTGTTCTAATGAATCATAACGGCGTACTAATTGATGAATAGCTGTTTGAATATCTTCAGGAATTGTTAGGCCAGCATTATTACCACTATCATCTTTAGAAGATGTAACCATCGCTAATACTTTAGGATCGTTATTCATCATACCAATAAAATCTTTAACGAATTTTGCTTTTAAATCTTTTTCATTATCATTCAATGGTTCTTTTGCACTATCTGGCATGTTATAAACTTGTTCAGCTCGTGCAGTATCTAATTGTTCTTTTAAACTATCACGACGTGTAACTTCTTTATCACGTTGAGCTTTCAAGTTAGCAAATTTTTCTTCATCATAATTATCATCAATTAAAGCAGCATTAATTTGCATGTTTAAATCTGCTACTTTTTGCCCAGATTCAATCCAAGCATTATTAAGTTCATTAATATTCATGTTTTACTTCCTTCTTTCCATTAAAATAGCCAGTTTCTTATCCTTTAAACTTGGATTTTCAAACTGGCTTGTTGTTTTATTTTGTTGTTTATCTGCCTTTAAAATTAAATTCATTAACTTATTAATAGCTGATTTACTAGGTATATCTTCCATAGAATTCATAACTGGTTCATCTTCTTCATTAACGAACATAATTTCATCAGCAAAACCTTTGTCTACTGCATCTTGAGCAGTCAACCATGTTTCATTTGACATCATTTGTAAAAGGTCAGATTGTTTCATACCTGTTTTTAACTCATAAGCACTGGCAATTGACTTATCAATTCCACTTAGAACACCTGCCTCATGATCTAAATCATCAGCATTTCCATCTACATGAGTCCACGCTTTATGTATCATGATTTGAGCTGTCGGTGCAATTGATACTGTATCTCCTGCCATTGCAATTACTGATGCAGCGGATGCAGCTAACCCTGTAACATTAACTTTTACATTAGATTTATTATTCTTTAACATACTATAAATTTCAGAGGCAACAAATACATCGCCACCATTCGATGCAATATCAACAACAATATCGTCATCACCTTCAGCAACTTCTTCATCTAAAATTGCTGATACTTTTTTAGGGCTTGTACAAGTCATGCCAAAATAGTCATAAAACATAGCAGCATTATCATCAACAATTGCTCCTTTAATTGGTATCTTCCGCATCGCTATCACCCCCTTTCGATTTTAACAATGCAGGTTGCGCTTCTGGTAAATCTTTTGGAAAATAACCAGTTTCTTGAAGTAAGTATCTAGCTTGATTATGTGCCAACATACCATTTTTAGTTAAACCAGATAATACTTGAGCGTACCCATCTTGTAGTGGATCTATTGCTGGTCTAATATTGTATCTAATATCCGCATTTAACTTATTATCAAGCTCTGATACGATTGATTCCATATATCGAGATAAAGCATTAGCATACATTCCTTTTATCTGGTCTAAAGATGACTGTTGGTCTCCTTGACCGTTTAAATAAGAATTGGGAATACCATACACCTTAGCAATTTGATTACCAGTCCAATCAGCTTGTGCTAATAATTTAGCAATATCCGATTTTATTTCTAAAGGTGAATATTCTTCTAAATCATCAATTACAACTGGTCCATTATTTGCAGCTTGAACTTGCCTCATAAATTGTTTAGAACGTAATGCCTTTAATTTCCAATCTATAGTACCTTCTTTCTTAATTTTCAAAATACCAGGTGCCATAATTGCTTGGCTTAATGCAGCTCTAGTTAATTTATTAGAATCATTTTTAATGTTCAGTTCATTAGCTAAAGCAGATAAAGGACTGATACCAGTCATACCACCGTTTTTTGAAAGTAATCTAAAATGTAAAATATCATTTTGTGGGACATTCATTTTTACTCCAATTTTTGGCTCGTCAAAGGTAATATTGTAAATTAAACCTGAACCGTCATCTAGTAAATATGCACTAACCTGTGATGGTCTCAAATATTCCCAATGATTATCTATACCATTAATATTTCGCCAACGATATATAAAAGCTTCTCCACCCAACAATAATTGAGCAAATACTGCTTGCCAAAAAGCATGACTATTTGATGTTAAAGTTGGATTATCAATTATTCCTTGATATCTAGTCTTACTACTAATAATTTTTGACGATGCTAAATCTCCAGATAATTGAAAGATTGCTGAATAAATGTCAGAATTTTTTAAAGCTTCTTTAGCACTGATGTAAGTATTACTATTCTCACCAGTCATAAAGTCTAAGACATTTTCATCGCCAAATGGTACACTCATGGTTGCTGTTTTTAAAGCGTTATTAATATTGAATATTGGCATTAACTATCACCTCGCTTTCGTTCAGAGATGACTTCAACTAGCCAACCTAAGACAAATAATATTAAGGATATTACAAACCAACCTAGTGTAGCGTTAATTCTAAAGGCTGTATAATCTAATACAACCATTGCTGCAATAAACAATAAAACGTCTGAAAGTTGCCATAAATATCCTATAATTCGTCTAAAAATCATCAAAATCACCTCCTAATAATCCAGATTCATCACTCATATACCAATCTTCAACTTGCTTAGTTGTCATTAATTCAACTTGTTTTGACTTATCATTAGCTATTCCAAAGTCTTCAAAATGGTACATTGCTTGATACATCGCATCAATAATTGCATCTACTACGTCAATCTTAAGAGTTGCTTTAGCCTTGTCTACTTGAATACCGATTTTATCTTCATAAATCTGTGCATTCATTAATGCTTTTTCCATGATTTTATCGTCAGGACGTGTAATTGTCCCTTCAATAAAGCATTTCTGCAAAAATTTTGTAGGATCTTTTAGCTCTGATGTCCGTTGCCTGATGCCTTGCAATGGATAATCAGTATTTAACTCAAGTTGCTTTATTGTAGTAGTTGCTCCCCAATCATCATAGCCAAAGAAGATAACATTAAGATCATTATCATGTATGTAGTTTAATAACCAATGATAAACCTGTTCTTCATTAATCAAACCTTGTGGATGACTGGTAATAGTACAATAACCTTGCTTAGCTAATTCACGATAATTTATACCATCTTGTTTTTCTTTAGCCTCAATTGAACCAGCGTGTTGCCAAGGAATAAATGAATGTTGCTCAACTCTCCATTTAGGCACACCATGATTTGCTGAATAAGGATATACAAATGCTATTGCAGTATTGTCAGAAAACATCGAATAGTCATAGCCGATATATACAGTCCTACCTTCAATATTGAAATTAGGCTGGATAGCTCGTTCTATATCACCTAACTTCAAAAAACTATTGGTTGCTTCTGCTAACCATAAATTTAAATTCTTATTTTGAAAGTCTGCTACATTACCAGATAGCATATCTGCATCACGTTTATCTTGCAATCCTTCCATTAAAACTTGTTTTTGACTATCTAGATACAATAAAGGATTTGATTTATACCATGTTTCTGGTTTAAAAGTTTCATCTAAACTATCTTGAGCCCAAATTAATCCTAAAAAGTTATCTGCATCGCGTTTGTAGTCTTGTTCCATCGCCTGCTGAATCATTTTTTGATCTTCATGAAATGGAACGCTAGGGTCTGGATAAGATGTTGATATCTGAATGAATTGATGATTAGGCACTTTAACTTGACCTGAAATAATCTTACTAATCTTTTCTCTACTTTTTACTTCTCCAATTTCGTCAAAAATAGCTGTTGTAAAGTGAAAACTATCATATTGTCCTGATTCATGAGAGATAGCACGTAAAACGTTATTCTTTTCTTTCATAATCATCTGATCACTTTGAGCTTTAAAGTCAACAGTAGCAGCATAATCTTTAAACATATCTGTCTTAACAATGTACTTCATCATTGTTTTAATATAACCAAATATCTTATTAGTCTGTTTAAAATTAATTGATGCCACTAGATAATCTTGATTAGACAATCCTAAACTTTCTATAAAGTAGGAGTAGCACATTAAAATTGCCATCAAGTAAGTTTTACCTTGTCCACGAGCAACAGATACCATCGCACGACTAAATCTTTTTCGCCCTTCTAAATTTCTCCAACCAAATAGCATACAGAAAATAAACTTTTGCCAATCCATTAATTCAGTTGGAGAACCTGTATCTACATTCGGACACATTGAGGCAAATAATAGTAGTTTTCTAGCTTGTTTGACTGAATAACGATAAGGAAATTCCTTTGTATTCTGTCTTTGCAAATCTCTTAGGTGTCTAAAGCAAGCTAGCTTTATTAGATATCCCGTTTCAATTTCTTCATCAAGCACTTTAAAAGCATATTTAGTACCTTCATCTTGATATTTATCTCTAATATCTGAAAAATCGATACTATGATATGTTCCTAAAACATCATGAGTTTGAGTCAAATCTACTTCCACTAACTTTCGCCTCCAAAAATCTTTGCTAATTTTTCAGTTGAATCTTCTTTTTCTTTGCTATCAACCAATTGCATCAATTTAGCTCGTGCTTTAGGAGATAAGCCCAGTTGACTACCAATACTGGTTATCTGTATACTAGCGTCTTTCATCGTTGCAACAGCTGGATTTTTACGATAACCAACGAAATCTTTACCTACTATCGAACCACTTGCGTCTTGAAGTGATTTAAATATCTTAGTTTGAATGCCATTCTCTAAGACATCATCATAAGCTTGACGATAAATCTCATATTGCGAGCAGTACAATTCTACTAATGCAGTATCTATTCTTTTAACTCGCTCTGTACTTTCTAAAAAGGGCACGATTTTGCGCCAACATACCTTTGCTACCGTTCCTAAGTGCTTTGGCGGCGTACCGCTTAAACGCCCATCATTCTGCTGATAAAAGACTTTTTTAACCACTGGCTTACCTCCTTTCAATCTTGGTACCCCCCCCTAGGTAAAAATTTCAGAAATTGCACTTTTTTATAAAGTGATTCCTATGTGTGCGCTCTTCCTTGGCTCCTACTAGGGCGGGGGATAAATTTAAATTTCCTTTTAATATAATTCATCCGATTTGTTTAAAATACATCTACGGTTATTTTAGGGACGTTTTAGCAAGTCTATTCATTTTTAAAACAATCTCACTAATATTTGTAATTTTAGGTACTTGTTTCAATTGGTTATCCTTACCTGTACCATAGTACCAACGTTCCCAATCTGTCTTGAGTCTATGACACTTTGAACAGATTGTAGCAAGATTACCAGTATCAGCTCTCAAGTCTGTGTCATATTCAATTGGTACAATATGATCTACTGTCTTAGCACTGGTAATCTTATTAATTACTTTGCAATACTGACACAAATAATAATCTCTATTCAATACCAACTGTCTTAAGTTTACCCACTGCTTACTACGATAGAAGTTATATTGTTCAGACTTATTACTATTCCTATTACGTGTAACTGTATTGTAGTGATGCTGATATACCTTACTTCTTGACCTTGCCCACTTCTGTCTATTAGCTATATACTCTGCTTCATAACTATAATGTTGCTGACAATAATGGTCTGGTAACTCCACCATTGCATGACAATCTTTATACCTACATCGTCTAACTCTTGGCATATCACCCACCACCTTTAAATTTAATCTTGCTAACATCTCTACTGTACTTACGCTTATGTTTTACTGGATGTTTCTTGTAGTGCTTTTCTAACTCACGTAACATCCTTAGCTCTTCATAAGTCTGTACTTTTCCGAAATCTATACTATCTTTCATAATTTGGACATATAAAGTTATCATAAGTGAACCTACTACCATCAACACCTGTTAACTTATAATAATCATATCGTCTACCTACAATTTGGTTATACGGTACTTCTTCATCATTCTCATCAAAGTATTTGATTGTATCTGATAATTGCCCACGATAACCTTCAAAGTGAACTATTAATCCATCCTTGAATTTAATTTCTCCTTTTAATTTTTCCATACGTTTTTCTCCAAAATAAAAAGCCAGCCTGATAGACTGACTTAAAAATTTTCATTATAGAATTGTTTTAGTTTATGTAATTTAGTTTGATATTTCCCTTTAGTTTTAATATCTTCTATTTCATCAATTAAATTTTCTAACCCTTTGAAATCGACAAATATACTATCTTTATCAATATAATCATCTGAATAGTAAGGTTTTAATCCTGTACTAATAAATCCTTTGGCTTTACTGTTATAGTGTGATAATTCTCCTTTGAAAGCTAATAAAGTCTGTGAACGAGCCACTGCAATTAAATTATTAATTCTATCATCACCAATATTAATTTTTCCAGCTTTTTCGATAAATTCAACAAGCTCATCACTTTTAGGCCCTACATCCATATATCCCACACTAGAGATATTAGCTAGTTCTAATTGCAAAATTGGATAAACTGTTTCTTTAAATTCTTCATACTGCACCATTGCTTCATCAACTTTTTTAGACAATGAAAAATATTTTGTTGAAATTTGTTTAATTTCAGGAACCAGTAAAAAAGCAACCAAAATTATTACAAGCAGTCCGATTATCATATATCCTATACTCACTTTGCACACCACCATTAGAATATAACCAATGACAAGTATTACACTAATTACTAACTTCAATACTCTATCCTTCATTAAATTTCACCTCAATAAATATAATACAAAAGCCTAGCCATAAAGACTAGACTTCTTGAAGTGAAATTTAATTTAACAACTAAAGTACGCATTAGTAAGTTCTAACTCTCATGGTCTATAAAGCGACTAACCTAACTTACCTTTGCTACAATACCATAATAATTCACTAAAGCACCGTTGCAATTCCGCTAACTTTCCGTTTGATTTCCGTTTTTCTTGATATATACATGCAAATTAGGACAATCTGGTTGTACTTCTAATCTGTCTGCAAATTCATTTAATGCATTAATTTTTAATTCTGCATATCGAGTTTTTTCATAATTCAATCTTTGCATTATCTGCCAATCATACATATCATCTAGATATTTAGCAATTAGTATTTGTTTATGAATTAAACGACAGTTATTTAAAGCTTTACTAACTCCAATTAAAATGTTCTTTGCTATGTATGATTTAGATTCAAAATGATTTACCAAAATCTCTTCACTACCATTTTTAAAACTAGGTGATTTAGGCATATCATCAATCACTGGCGAACGTAAAAATGACGGTACTTCGTTTGCCATTCGTAATAATTTATCTAAATCTTTGTTAAAAAAATTCCTAACATTTCTAGCCGTTTGGACTTCGTCGACTGGCTCAAAAAGTTCCATATAGTCCATTTCTACACTCTCCCTGTGGTATAATTATTTTAGTTGATTTAAGTAGCACGTTTCCAAGGGAGCGTGCTTTTTTATTAGTTATAGCTTCTAACCATATCGACCAATTGCTGTTCTTTACCTTTCCATTGGCGTTTAGTTTTTCGATAATCAAAATGTCCTGGATATTTATGATTTGGGTTTGTTTCTTCTAGTCCTAATTCACGTTTTCTAACTATCCAAGTTAAATTTGTATTCACATCTAGAATTGACGCTGTATTCTCGTAAACTCTAATAACTTCTACTTCTTTATGATTATTTCCAAAAATATCCTTAACATTAAAATGAACTTTTCCCATTATATTTCTCCTAAAAATTATCATCATGAATGTTAGCTATCACTGAAACCTTAACTTGTGTTTCTGCTGCGTTATGGTCTTTAGCTCGCACAATCATGTTATACAATTTATTGTTAATAAAATATTCAACTAAATATAATTTCATCTAATCAATCCTCCATTACTTCGATTATTCCGTCTATCAAATGCTTACATTCCTTTTCAACTCTACATAAATTCCAATAGGTTGGACTATCTCCCAAATGCATTGTGTCAAAACCAATTACCCTTACTTTCTTTTCGCCAGTCATAAGGTAACCTTTAAACGTTACACCTCCATGAACGTCTATATAATCTTCTTCTCCATCTTTCCAATTTTCTGGTATTTCTGCATAACCGTTTAAACATAAAAACTGATTCATGTTTACGAAATATTTATATCCCTTATATTTTCCAACCTTTATTGGTTCTGCATGTAATGTGCCATATTCTTCCATTTTTAAATTCTCCTATCTTTTTGTTGTTATACCGGTATAAATACCTTGCCACGCCCTCAAAACGTGCGACCGTCTCAAATCTTGCGGATACAAGGCAGCGTTACAGTCACACACGAAGAATATAATGCACGGAGGATTTCACTCCTTCCAAAATTTATTTGTGACTGTAATTTTTGTGTATTTAAAATTAGTAGGGTTCGGTAGTAATACTGCTAAATTGCTACGGTATAAAATAATGGGAAAGGAAAATTCACCTACCTTTTCTAATAAATTTTGTTTTGTGTAGCTCATCAACAATATCACTACCTATGACTTAACGTCCTTCTACAAACGCTAAGCCTGTATTTAAATCATTAAAAATCAATAATTCCTATATTTTTTACTGTTCTATCCAATTTAACTTGTATCTTTTCAAGAATAATTCAATCCTGTTAATTCCCAATTCTCCAATACCTGATATATTCTTCAACCTATTTTTTGATTTAAGTAAGTCTTTAATAGTTTTAATTCCATTTTTTTGCAAACTTTGATAGGTTCTAACGGGTAGATCCATAATAGCTATACTTTCATCTAAATTGATTTTTTTAGGCTCGTCTCTCCAGCTAACAGAAAGTAATATCGTTTGTGGATTGAATTTAGTTTTTTTATCTAAATCATCAGCAAATGTTACTATTAAATCACTATTTGTTCTTAATTCCTCGATTAAAAGCGACGTTACAAGCTTAGCCTCATCGTCGGAATATCCGTAATCATTAGTTGCAAAACTTTTAAGGTATCTAGCAGTAAATTTAATTGACTTTTTTCCAGACTCAGCCTCTCTTTCTAGCTTTCTATTAAATTTCCTAATAATTAAATTACCCCATTCTTCGTTAATATTCTTTAATCTTTCTCTGCTTATTATTTGTTCTTTCATTATTCTTCCTCCATTCAAAACGTTAAATTTTGCCAATTTGCATGCTTTTTTAACGTACCTGAGTTAATTTAAGTTTGAGATCTAACTGGTTAAATCCAAATACTAAATTGCTAAATTCATCTTTAAATTCATTAAACTCTCTGAACTTAAATTGATTCGACAATCTATTTTCTAAATCATCTTCGACTGCATTTAGCATTACTGTTAATACATCCATTTTGCATGACCATTCTGCTAACTTAGCTTGCTTTTGCTCTTTTGTTAATTCTCCAAACAAATCCTCAATATTTTTATTCATCCCATATACCTCATTTCAGACTGTTCTTACACTGCGAAACCTAATTACTCTCAATCAATTCAATTGCATCTTCAACACTTCTGCAGACGCCATATAAAACAGGTTTGTCTTCAATAAATTTCTGAAACTTAATCTGATCTTCTCTAAGCTTTCCAGTTTCATTTTTAACTTCTATTAGAATCATCTTCCCATCACTATGCCTAAACCCTGTGATGTCTGGCCAACCTTTAGGTGCTAGTTTTATTACTGTCCCAAATTTTGTTTGTACAGTTCCAGCATTACTTCTAAACACTGTGCATCCATGTCTAGCCACAGCGACCATAATGTCATTTTGAATTTTTTGTTCTAAAGTCAATCGTAAAATCCTTTCTCAAGGTTTACACTAAGTTTACACATAGGTTTACAGTACAAACATTGATATATCAACATTTATAAGCAGGTTTACAGGTTTACACTAAATTTAAACTTTTTACAATTCCACCGTTATTTTTTCTCTTTGTCTTTTTCTTTTATATAGAATATATATACTTTATATATAAATTAGTGTAGTAGTGTAAACTTATATATATAAAGCCCTGTATATCAACATTTTAAGGTTTACACTAAGTAGATTTTTAGTGTAAACCTAGTGACAACTAGTCTAAACCTTTTTGTATCCTCTCTTAGATATTCCATTTATTTTTTTATGAGCTGGCTCCCATTCTTTATGATTATCCATAATGTATTTAATCTTTTTGGCCAACTTTCGATTCTTGATTAAGTTCTCTTCTCCAAGCTCCTTAGCTATTTGAGATGATGTTATAAAAGTTCCTGGCCACCCTGCTAGCACTTCTTCTATTTGTGTTTCAGCTTCATCAATGTACATGAACGACTTTCTATTTTCTTCAAGCAGTTCATTTTCTTCGTCTGATAACATAAAATTAAAACCTTCCTTGTAGTAGTGGACACATTCACCCCAGAATTGCTTGATGATCTCTGGTGTTAAATCCGTAATAGGACTTTTAATTTGTCTGCGTTTGTTGGCCATGTTTGGCATGAATCTACGCTCCCCAGTTTTGTCCTTTAAATACGTTGATTCGTTAGTTGTTCTGGCAATGACAAAATTCTTAGGTCTTCTAACTGCACTTCTACCGTAAGGTGGCCTATATTCTAGTTCTTCAGATGAAATGAATTTCTTTAATGTTTCAAAATCTGAATTGTTAGTAGCTGTCATTTCATCATCATTGACAATTAAAGCTCTTTGCATGTTCATATAACTATCTTTGTCCTTAAAGTCTGTGAACTGGTCTGTATACCAACCGTTTGAAATCTTCTTTAAAAAAGTGGTCTTACCTACACCTTGACCGCCAACTAGATCCAACACATAATCAAACTTAGAGTTAGGATTAAAAACTTTGGCCACAGCTCCCACAAAAAATATCTTGGTTTGTAGTGTTGTTACTTCACTGATTTCAACCCCTAAAAATTCTGGTAACAATAACGCTACACGTTGTTCTCCGTCCCATTCTTTTTCAGCTTCTTCTAAGTACTTTTTAACCGGGTTGTATGAGTTACTTTGAGCGTCGTTACTAACTGCCATCTGCAGTAGTCTTTCAGTAAACAAAACTCCATACTTATCTTCAATATATCTAAGAATACTTGAGATATAGTTATCCTCAACATATCCACATTTTATGTGTAGTTGTGGAATACTTTTTATAACTTCATCAGCAAACGAAAATTCGTTATATGCAAATGTTCCTTTAAGAATCTCATCTTGTTCTAAAATCAATCCTATATTACGCAAAGAGTTAGCTTTGATAGTTCCACTTTGCGTCATTGTGAATGGAATTGGCATCTTTACAACGTTTGTTGACTCTTGGTTCTCTGCTTTTTTGATTGCATCATCAACACTCATCTTTATCCGCCTCCATTCTTAATTTCTCTATTTAAGATTGATTCAAACGTCCTATCTAGCTCCTTTTGTGGTAAAGGATCATTTGAATTTTCATTTGCTATATTCACTAACTTGTAAGCTAATCGTGGTTTAACTGATCTAAAAAATAATGCTCCACATAAAGCAGCCAAAGCTTTATTTCTCTGACCTTGATCACCTAGACCACTTGCTATTGTTTCTAATACATCTGTAGTTGAATTACGCTCTCTAGTTAGATTTAAATCTTCACTAACTCTGTTAGGATGACCCTTAGTAGCTCTCGACTGATTGATTGTTCTAATCAAATCTAGTGGAGCTTTGACAATTGGATTTTTATTTTCCCAAGAATATCCTTCACTAGGTGCAACTACTACATAATTATTAGGATGTGCTTTAATATCAATTCCAGGTTGCCAACCTATCATCTGATGTAGTGTCATCTCGTCTCTTTTAAGATAAAATAACTGCTTACCACCATGTTTAGTGGTTTGAGATAGTGTTTCTGGAAACCAGTCTTTAGGCAGTTGGTCAAACGAATTAAAACCATCTGCTCCATTCTCATGTCTATCAATATCCACTACAAAGAATTTATCAGTTTTTAAAGCTATGCTTGCAGTTGGATATTTTCTCCACAATTTCTTGATTTCATCTGCTGTTAAAGCTGGTCTATCAGCAAATTTAATCAATGGCTTTTTATTTAAAAGTGGTAGCACACTCATTCCTTTAGCTTGATATGCCAGTGCTACATTTACTAAATTCTTCATAGCAAATCCTTTCTAACGGGCATCTCACCCGTTCGGTAGTCTAGAGTTACTGCTCTAATTAGCCTTTAGAATGGAACGTCGTCATCATCAATAACAATTTCATCTGGTTCTTCTGCTTCATCAAAATCATAATTACGATATGGATATTGTGGGTTCTTCTTGTTTTCACTAACTGTTAAATGCATTAAAACAGTTCTACCCTCAGCCAAAGCCAATGCATTAGCTAAAGTTTCAATATCTTCCCAATCTTCATCTTGAAGTTCAATTCCTGAATTAGATGCTAATTTAGCAATCAACTTAATGTTTCTTCCAAGCATTGGATTAGGATTACCTTTAGCAGTAGTTTCGTCTAAACTCAAATTAACAAATTCTTTTTGGCCAGCATGTTCACCATCTAAAACTTGTACTCTGATTGATAATTGCTCAGATCCCCATGGAGTGTCTTGATTCTTAATGTTATCAATCATTACTACATAATCTCCTGAAGGTAGTCCTTCAAAACCATTTACATTACCTTTTTTTGTATCAAATCCTTCTAAAGCCTTTGCTGCTGCGTCTCTTAATCCCATTATTCTTTACCTTCCTTTACTTCTTTTTCTGTTTCGATTTTGTCTACAATTTTCTTTTGTTCTTTAATTGGAGTTTTAACTGGTTTGTCAAATACTCCTACAACGTTATCTAAGATCCTTAAGATATCCTTGTCATCAATTTCTTCACGTACGTAATGTGTACGTCTATCAGTAACTCTTCTGATGTAGTTCTTTCCTCTGCGTTTAGTTTGGATAACTAAATCACAGTTACCATTAACAATGTTGTAGTACTTAGTTTTCAAACTAGGCACTTCAACGTCACTATCTCCTTCTTTTGCAACTCTTGAGATATAAACAACATTCATAGGTAGTGATTTTAGTTCTACTACAAAGCTTTGTAGTACACTGTTAAACGCTGAGTAACCTTTACCATATGGAATGTCAGCTAAACTTTGGACGTCATTTTCATAACAAATAGCTTGTTCAATCATGACTGTTAAATCATCAATAACATCAATTACAATTGTTTTATAACCAGGATTCCTAGTTTTAAGCTCTAAGATAATCTTGTCTAATTGATCAATTACAGAACGTTTAAGTTTCCCTTGTGCATCTCTAATGTTTGATAATTGAATATCTTGAGCTGGAATCATTTCCGAATTACCGTCAGTGTTTAAAAATAGTGGTACTGGAAATCTCTCGGCTAGATAAGATTTACCTGACATGGTATCTCCAAAAATGAAGAAGTTTCTAGGAATTCTTCTAACCTTCTTCTGTCTATTAAGTGGTGGTAAAATCAACACTTTAATCATTCCTTTCATTTGATAAAGCCACGTTGCTTAGCGTAAAAGTAAGCCCACCCTGGCTTGTAACCTTTCAGCTCTGCATAAGCTTTAACTTCAGCATAATTTTTTAAATCTGAAGGTCGCTTGTCTACTACGTTATTAGCGACTTTATCAGTTATGATCTTTTTAAATATTTCTTTCCTACGTGCTACAAACTTTTTCAATTCTGCTTTATCAACTACTTCAATTTCTCTTTCTTCAACTAAGTCAGCCCCACAAAACGGACATGTATTACCATTTCTGTAGAATGCTGCAAAACAACTATGACACGTTGATACTGGTTGAATCTTAGGTCTATTACTTTCTTTCTGCTTTTTAGTCCCTTCTAGACTCCAATATCTATCTTGAGTGAGTAAACCAAACCTTTGGACGTTTCCAACTTGATCAATGA